TACCCCGGATAATGTCAGGCCCCTTCAAGTAGTTTCCCCAACTGTTGGCGACCAGCACCAGGCCGCAGCCGTAGTGGTCGTGGATCTCGGGCCGATCATCGGCGGCCACGATCGCCATCGCATGCGCCCATCCCTCGGGCGTTCGCTTGCACACACCGAAGGCATCTCGCTCCTTGCTCCACGATTCACCGCCGCATGTGGACATGGCGAAGCCGTTTGCCAGCATGTCGCGAACCTGTTCCCATCCCTTGGCCACGGTCGCACTGGAGACGAGATGCTGCTGGCAAATCTGACGCACCGGCTCGGGCGGAACCGTCAATCCCCATCGCCCCTCGGTGGTCGAGTTGTATTCGGTGAGGTCGAGGTTCACCTCGGGGTACGCTTGGCGTGGCAGCAGCCCGCACTCCTTGATCGCAACCTCTGCGGCCGAGCTGCACTGCCAGCCATCGGTAGCCTTCCGGCGAAACCAGTAGATGCCCTCGGTCGAGAAGACACCGTTGGCAATTCCCGCTGGGGAGATAAGTGGCGGCCGGTACTTCTCTGCGTTCGGCCCGTACATAAGATGAGCGCAGTAGGAAACGAGAGCTGCGTTGCGTGTTGACCAAGCCACGCATGAGCCGCGGCCCTGCGCACCACCAGGCAAGCAGCCGGGGTAGAAGGTCAGAGCTGCGATGAACGGGAGCGAGAGCTTGCCCCTGCCCGTGTCCTTGAGCGAGTAGTCATCGATCGCATCGCCGGCACTGGCGTACCCACCCGATTCGCGCAGGAAGAGTTCGAGATCGGCATCCGCCCGAGGATCCGGTACGAATCCTTGGAAGCCCTGCTCATAGCTCTTGATTATTTCTGCGGTGGTCATCGGAAAGATGTGGCAAGATCAGCGAATGCCTTGGCCGTGTCCTGTTGCAGCTCGGGATTGAGCGGCACATCCTCTGTGCCGATCCGGCTGGCGATCGATTGCTCGAGCGCCTCACGCAGGCCAGGAACATCGCCGGCCCTGTTCTGCAAGACCGCCGCCCACACATAGAGCAGGGCAGCTCGGTGCGCCCGCCTCACCGCAGCGGTGTCTGGGAACACGGGTTCGAGCGTGGGGTTGGCGGCCACCGACCGGGACAGGATCAGATAGGTGTCGGCCAAGGCAGCTCGATCATCGGCCCGCATCTTCTTGGCCACCGCCGCCACATCTGGGAACGCCACGGCCGGGGTTGGGGTCGGGGCTGGGATGGCCGGGATGGCGCCGGTGCGGAACACCACATAGCCGATACCGAGAGCAGCCACCAGGAGGATGCGTTTCATTTCTTCTCTCCCTCGCCGCCGAGGATCTCCCACATCAGCTCACGGCAGAGGCTGGCACCCTGCTTCATGCCGTCCCGATCGAGGTCGGCAAGCAGATCGATGAGTGTGTGCGTCCACTGCTGCTGCCACGCTTCCTTGGTGGCGGCGGCCGGCCGCAATGCGGGCAGCTTGCGAAGTGCAGAGAGGAGGAATGGGTAGCACGCTGCCAACCCAAGCCCGCTAATTACCAGGATATCGAGCCAGCTCATACTCAATCGCTCCACTGATGAGGCCAGCGATGTAGTCTGCCAGCTCCTTACCGGGTGGCGTCAGCAGGATTTCCTTGAGGAGATGGGCAATCTTGTCATCGAGCTTCAGCTCGCTCTTGCTGGCGAGGAACTCAACGAGTCGCATCACCTCAACCGCGCGTGGCTGGCCCGGAGTGGCGGCTGCGATCGACGGGAGAATCTGGAGGGCCGGCGACCACTCCACCAGCAGGCGAATCTTGGCGGGCAGCGAGAGGATTTGTTCGGCCATGATGTCTCCCGAAAACGTAGTGATTCTTGGGGCGTCTCTTCCTCCTGCTTATGGACTCTGGGTTTGAGGGATCGGCATAACTGGCGATCCGCTTGCGGGCTGCGTCCGGGTCGAGAGAGACTGCCGAGCAGGCCTCGGGGAATGTGATCACACCCACGCTGCCGGCCAGCCAGTTGCGGGCCGTGATCTTGGCCTCGATCTCCTGCCGCCTGGGCGGCGCCGGCTGGCTGGACACCACCGCCGTGCGGCACAGCACCATGGCACAGATCGCACGGTAGCTGGCCTCCAGCTCGCCGGCAGACAGGGCATCGAGGTCTTCTAGGACGATGGCATCAAGCGGACTCACTCTTCCTCCTCGCGATCTCGCGGTCGAGATACCATCTAGCTTTCTCAAGATCCTCGATCGGCTTGCCCTTGAGGTCGCAACGCGCGATGTACTTCACACAGTTCCCAAGATGGAACGACAGGTGCCACGCTTCGATCACGTTGATCGGCTCGACCAACGTCGCCGTGTAGTGCGGCGGGTGGTCGATCATGTCTAGTCTGCTGTTCCCCGCGGCTGGTGCTTCCGTTTTGCAACAGTCCGCGGCGGCCTTGTGCATTCTGCTTTCCACCTTGCTTCCTCCCTCTCCACATCCGCGGGGTCAATGCCGCGGTACGTTCCCTGCTTCATGCACCACTGCCGGTACTCACGGTGAATACGGGCCAGCGGATCCTCGGTCGTGTGCGTCACTCCCATTCCTCATCCTCGAAGAACCAAGAGAATGGATGCTCGAACATCACTCACCACGCCAAGCCTTGGTGACTGCACCGAGGATCGCCCAGAACATGGCATCATGTTCGTCATCGATCGGGAGCGGGCAGTCGTGGCGTAGGACATGGCAGTATTCCTCGAGCAGGGTGTCGGCCATCACGCTGTCTGATGCCGAGGTGATTCGTATCAATGCACGGCCGTCACCGATTAGGCAGACGCCGTGCAACCCCGGCTGCTTCTTGATGACTCGAACAACTATCGGAGTCCTCGCTGGGTAGCGGCGCCGCAGCCACCGCAGCATGCTGCGCAGATTCGTAGGCATGGCAAAGCAGGGGTAGGTCGGTGAGTCGGATCGTCAGCAGCCAACCGTTGGCACTGCGGCTGGTGCGGTGCATCACGACCGGGGTCTTTCTCCCAGCCTGCTTCACTGCCAGCCCCATTGCTTTTGGCAGGGACAACCGCTCGACAAACTTGATCTCCCAAAACAAGCTTGGCGTCTGGTCAACAATGATGTCGGGCGAGGCGCCGCCCTTGGCCCAGCCCGAGAATTGCTGCGACCTGCGGCAGGCCCAGCCGAACAGTTCGCGGAGAGTCTGACACGCCAACAGCTCCGCTCTTTTGCCCTTGGCTCGTGAGTCTATGGCCACGGGTCACCTCCTCTTCTGGTGCGATCGTTCAGAAATTTCTCAGGTATGGGTTGCTTTTCGTATGGCAATGCCCTGCGGTTCTTGAGCGCCGCCAGTTTCTCAAGTTCGACATGGCCGTCCTCTTCCTCCTTGGCGGCCAATATCGATCCCTTCGGTATCTCCCCGTAGTGCGGCAACCTGTCGTGGACGGCGTGGTGGCATCGACAACACAGCGATATCCACGACTCGCCATTCGGGAGATCCTTCCTGCCAGGCCCAGCAACGATGTGGTGCAACTCCATCCAGCGTCCTGGCCTGTCAGCCGGCCAATGGCATACAGCACAGCGAGGGTGAGCAAGCATGTAGTCATTGCGTGTGTACTCATTTGACTCGCCCTTGAGTCGCGACATCATCTGCTGCGGGTCTTCCATTACTCGAGGTCACGTTTGAATTCGCCGCACCAGACAGATGCGGACACAACAGGGAACTCGCCATTAAGCAAGCCAGGATGGAAGAGTGCGGGCGGGAAGCGAACACACCGCCCGTACTCTGCCGCAGCATCCCCCGAGAAGTCATCGACCTCGATCTCGATGTCGGTTTCTTCTGCCGCATCCATGCGCCGGAAGTAGCGGCAGTTGCCGCAACATGCTGGGCCGGAATGCAGGAGGGAGTACATGTGACCCATCCTATTTGCGTGTCAATCGCGTCACTCGAACGCAGCATCGGTTCGCTTGAACTTCACCCAGCCGTTGTTGTCGAGCCAGTTGCCGTCCTTGTCTTTCTTCTTCGGGAAGAGCTGGCCGCCTTCACGCTTGGTGCCGAGAGCCAAGCAAGCCCCGCACTGGCGGCAACGCATCTCATGGAACTGGTTGCCGCCGTTCTCACGCACGACAGGCACAGCACCAGGGGCGCCGCATGCACCGCAGGTCGTGTTGCCGAACACTTCGACCGCGGATGCGAGCTGCACGAACGCATCCTTCGAGTCCTTCCCCTCTACCTCCACATCGAAAGCTTGCCCCTTGTATCTAACCTTCATCGCGCCATCTCCTAGTGGTTAATCAACTCTGAAAACAACGTCTTACAAATGCCTTGGGTAGTGTCTGCCTCTCTAGGAAACGTAGAGTGAGTGCGGAGGGAGGGCCGTCACGGGGGTTACCCGTGCGACCCTCGACTCCACGATCTCCGTTTGCCTCTCTGAGGTATCCGTGTCGTTTCGTGCGACCCAGGTTCGTGCGTGGCCTGGGCTTGCAGCTTCTTTCGCGGACGCATCCGCTTCGGCTTGGGCTATCTGCTTTCGGGCTTGCCCTGCGTGTGTTTGCCGACCGCCACCATCTGGCTCTGCCTTCAGCCCCGAGGGGCCGCAGTTACCAGCTCCGCTAATGGAACACGCTCTGCCTCACGACCCATCAGTCCTATCGTGAGCGTTGTTTCTGACTGTCCCTCCGTGCCACCTCTCGTCTGATCGCCTCAACGTGTATGCGGTTCTTGCAGCTCGATTCGTTTATGACCCACCGGAGATACCCGGTATCGACAGTGCGAATCTTCTGCCCTTTGAATTTGCCGAACAGCATGTGGTTTTCGATGTACCAAGTTCTCTGCGGGCGCTCGGGCCGCTCGGCTTCAGCAAACACATCCCGTTCATATACGGCGAACCGGCCGTGCGCTGTCAGCAATTTTCTTTTCTCGACC